GTGGGAAGGGAATCGTAACCATCAGCAATGCCATCGCGATTTGTGACACCGGATCTCATTTTGAGCTGGAGACCTAATTTCTCAAAAACATCAACGAAGGCTAAACTCATATGAGTGGTAAAATGTTGGCCTTCGTCGTCGTCGAAAGAGAAAAGAGGGTCACAGCAACAATTTGTGGGGAGACCTGTGATTGTGTCATAGGCTTTGACAATGGCTAACAGAAACGCCGTCATGACGGTGCAGGTGTTACCAATAGTTGTGTCTGTACCTCCTGTGTTCCGCTCTGGTGAGCGGTAAACTTCGATTGTTTGTCCCGGGTTGTTGCGAAAACCAATCAGTAGCTTGGCAGCCGCGCTAGCGTAAAGTAGCTCGATGGTTTCGATAGGGAGCCCGAATTGATGCAAGATTGTGTACTCGTTGAGTAAGGCGTCAGGTCCGTTTGTATGGTCGCACTGGGTTAAATCACCTTCAAAGAAGTAGTGACGGGGCAGGACTTTGTTATGTTTGGAGCATGCAGTCGCATAAGTGGCATTGTAGCAGACCAGTGAATCATCACCGGCCACCAAAATATGCCACCCTGGGGAATAGCGTGCTGTTTCATACCAAATTGAAAGTTGGTTAGATGTCATGCCTGCGCCCATTGTGCCAGTGATAATAAAACCATTGACGGACGCTAAAGGTGCGAATTGAAAGTGCTTCTTGAAAGATTCGACGACGGGGTAGAGTTCAGGGCCAATCTGCACAGTCAACTTTGGATCGACTGCGTGAATAGGGCGCGGTATGAAACTCTTCTTACGCAAATTTGGGTATTCGTCGATAGTGGTTTCTGGGAATTTGATAAGCACTTCATCATGTTTGACGTTGACTTGGATCAATCGGACTTCTCGATCCTCTGGTGTGAGAGGTTGCTCCTTAACGGCTTTGAATGCGCTGATGTAGCGCTTGCGCTTGGCAGGGTCTGTATGTAACAACCATTGTTCGAATTTCTGCTCGAAAGTAGTGAGTTCGTCGAATGGTTCGTTCGCTTCAGGATAGCAAAATTCAATTTGCGGGCCGAAGACGGGATTAGACCCAGCTAACTCGCGGACAGCTTTTGGGGCTGCGTATGACTGCAAGTCGACGGTAAAATCGCCGAGATTCACAAGATCACTGATATCTTCAATGGTATAACCTCGTGGATACAATTCGAGTTCACTGAGTTCAAGGCGAATTAACGCTTCATAGCTAGTCCAATCCCCAACAAAAGCGTCAGGTTGGTAGCTAGGATTGACAGTGAGACGCGTGGTTTTAGGCCATGTGCATCGAGGTTTGGTGTTGAAAAAAGGGACAAAACCAGTGTTGATTGTTTGGCAAAACAGAATTGTAGCAATGCGCCACAACTCGGAATCAGCGGTAGGGGTGTCACGCGTCAATCTGTTGTACACCATGGCTTTCAAGTTAACACTTGAGAGTCGTGGACGGAACAGAGGTACGGGTGTTGAATACCACTGGTAATAGCCAAGAACAGCTGGAGTGGGATCGTCATAGACGACCAAGTTGTCTTTAACCTTAATATCAGGATGTTGAGCGGGGCGGTTTAGATCCGCGCAATCGACGGCGGGAACAAAAGATTGTTCTTTAACAAATCGTTCAGCCGCTATCGCCCAAGAATTGAGTGAAAGTGGGGTGGCTGGAACATTTGCCGTGTCAATGCGCAAATCAGAAAGAGCGTCAACGAGTCCGCTGCGAGTGCGCTTCTGGCGGTCAGTGATGTAACTTTGCAGTAATGGGAGGTCAGCTTGAGCTTGGCGCTTTTTGGCCCCACCAGCTAGTGGTAAAGGGTTAATGCACCAAAGAATAGCAGCACCGAGGCCAAAAGTCAGCCAAGGATATTGCTGGATCCAGTTGAGGACCCTGTTGAAAATTGAAGCTGGGAAAAACCAGTCGCTCAAACCGGCAATGAGCACAGGTTGTAAGTATAACACTGCGGCATTGTAAGTGGCGTGAGCTAACACGGCATTCTTGAAAGGTAACTGGGAAAGCGAATAATGAATGCACCCATGAATGTAAACACGGGTCAAATAGACCCATGTCGGTTCATGAGGATTCAATGGCACATCCATGAGACCGATCAAACCAGAAGCGATA